TTTCGATCTTGTCAGGGCCGAAGAGTTAGATGGATTTGAGCTTCCTACTTTAGATGACGGTAAACATGCGGGAGTAGTTTCAGTTGGCGGTTTGCTGCTGGCTAAGATTCCTAACGAAACACGCGAAGAAAGAAACTCCTACTTCGCAGATCGTGCGCACACTCAGCAAGATGCTGTAGATAACGATTTATTAAGAGAATCTGACCCAAGCTCTCCGATGTTAAAACCAGAGAGATCAAGCAAAGTAACTTTTGGCGGTGGTCAACGTAGTTGATCATCAAATTTTTTAATTTTAAATAATATAGGTGACTTATTATGTCTAACAAAAATGCACCCTTTGGAGCAAAAGTAGTAGGTAAATTAGGTTCTGGTGTCGCTAATGGCGGCATGACGGAATATAAAATTGCTTCTGGCGCTACTGGGAATATTTTTTCAGGCGATTTAGTTAAGATGCTTAATACTGGTACTATTTTAGTAGCAGCAGCTGGTGATGAATCAGTAGGCGTCTTTAGAGGTTGTCAGTATACTGATAGCAGCGGAGACGTTGTTTGGAGTTCTTACTTCCCTACTGGAACTGTATCGTCCGATATTGTAGCGTTTGTGGTAGATGATCCTAATGCTGTATTTGAAATTCAGAGCGCAGGTTCTCCAGCGCAGACTGATGTAGGCTTAAATGCAGATATTTCTTATACTTCTGGCTCAACCAAAACTGGTATGTCAGCGGTGGAATTATCTGGAACAACAGCCGCAACAACTGCGACTTTCAGAATTATGGGCTTTAGCTCTGATCCATCTAACAGCACTACAGGCTCAGCTAACGTAAATGTTATAGTTAAGTTTAATGAGCATTTCTATGTCGATCCTACAGGAGTTTAATAATGGCAATAAATAGAGCGCAATTAGCGAAAGAATTAGAGCCTGGCCTAAATGCCTTGTTCGGTATGGAATATGCTAGGTATGAAGCAGAGCATACAGAAATCTTTGATACAGAGAGTTCTGATAGAGCGTTTGAAGAAGAAACTTTAATCGTTGGGTTTGGTAATGCTGAAGTAAAATCCG